CTGCTGTGTCCACACCGTCCCGGCGGTCCCGGTGGTGATGGTCATGGGCACGCTGGCCGCCGTGGGCACGGCGGCGGTCATCGTGACCTGCGTGGCGGACTGGTAAGAGGCGACGGTGCAGGCCGTGCCGGCGATCAGGAACTGCAGGCCCACCATGCCGGCCGTGAACCCGGTGCCGGTGACCACATCGGTTCCGGTGGCCGAGACGGTGTAGGAGGTCTGCAGCGGCCAGCCGGAGTCGAAGGTGCCGCCGTAAGCGGCCGAGTACACGAACGGAAGTTCGTTCTTGATCTCGATGCACTGGACGTAGGAGGTGTGCTCGATGGCGCTGATGACCGTCTGCGCCCACGTCTGCGAGGCCGCGACCAGTCCGTAGTCGCTCTCTTCGTCGAACAGGGTGAGATGCACGCGCAGCCCGGCCGCGTTGGCCCGGGACAGGAAATCGTTCAGGTTGGCGAGTTCCGGGCTGGTCGGCGGCCCGGGGAAGTCGAACGCCCCGTTGACCGCGCTCAGGAACGCCCGCACCGTGTTGAAGCCGAGGCCGGCGATGAGCTCGAGGTCGGCGGAGTACTGGGCGCCCTCGTAGTTGATCCACATCGCCGCGCCCGCGTTGTTCGCGGGCTGGTAACTGCACGACCAGACGTTGCGCGGGGCGGCCACTACGACCCCCACATTTCCATGTAGATGGTCGCTGCCCCGCTGGTGAGGGCGGTGGCCTGCACCAGGGAGACGGTCGTGCTGGGGGCCACGGTGACGCGGGAGTTGCCGGCCAGGTAGGACACGCCGGCGGCCTGCGACCCGGCGATGATCTGCACTTCCTCGGACGACCCGCCGGGCGTGGTGTAGGACAGGCTGATCTGGCCGCCGGCCGCCGTGGTGCCAACCTGGAGTTCCCCCCAGAGCTGCACCCGGTGCATGTTGCCGTCGTTCGGGGCGGTCCAGGTCAGGATGGTGGGCGTGGCGTCCTGCAGCGCGAAACCGCCCACCCCGGTCGTGGCCAGCAGGTTGACGGCGGCGTTGTTCGACACTTCCATCGTGCCGGCGTAGCTCCACGTCCCCGCCGACTTCTGGTAGACGGCGTTGGTGCCGCCCGGAAGCGCGGCCGGGAACCACGCAGCGTCACCGTTCTCGCCGAGGCTGGCCAGCGGCGCGGCGGACACGACGCAGAAGTTGTTCACGGCGACGAGCGCTAGTTCGCTGGTCAGCAGGAAGCCGTTGCTGTCGAGCTGGGCGGCCCCGTTGGGCTGGCCGAGCACGTCGCCGAGCACGTCTCCCCACGCGGTCTGCTGCCCGTCCCCGGTCGCGATGGGCACCTGTCCCTCGGCCGGCGTCCCCCCCGAGGGCAGTTGCAGGTACCCGGCCATCGCGGTCGCATTCGACACCGGGGACAGCGCCGAGAGGCGGTAGGACACCGCCGTGACCTCGCCGGTCCCAGCCGACGTGCTGGTGATGGGGCTGCCATTGACGGTGGTCGCGAGCTCGAACGTGTACCCGCTCGGGTTCACGACGTAGTAGGTGGTCCCGCTCGTGAAGCCACCGGGCAGGCCCCCGCCGGACAGCTGCACACCCGTCCCGGCGGGCAGCACAGTGAAGTAGGTGGACGGCGTGAAGGTGAACAGCGCCGGGGCCGCCTGCGTCGCGGAGAACGCCACCGGGCCGGCCGGGGCGAAGAACGTGAACGCGGCCGGGCTGCCGGGCACGTTGGTGAAGGTGACGTTCCATCCCCACCCGGCCGGCGCGGGCCCGGACGCGTCGGTCGGCAGGATGCTGACGGACGGCGGCGCGCTGCCGGGCCGGAACACAGCCTGCAGCGGCGCCTGCGGGATCACCTGCACCCCGGCGTCGGTGAGCGGCGCGCTCGGGCTGAACGCTGCCGTCCCGGAGGCGACCGGGTTCCCCTGGCCGTCGTAAAGGTCGGCCAGCAGCGAGAGGTAGGCGAGTGTCACGGGGTCACAGGGCCCATATGTCGCCGTAAAGGGTGGCCGAACCTGCGGTGAGCGGTGAGGTCTGCTTCAGCAGGAAGGTCGTGTTCGGGTAGATCATCCAGACAAACTGGCTCGGATAGTTGTAGCCGCTCGCCTGGGTAGCGAAGGCGCCCTGGCTGGCCCGGGCCGTGTTGCTGGGGTCGGTGTACGACGCCTGGATAATGCCGCCGGACGGGCTGCCGGATGCCACGGTCGTGGCCAGCAGCAGAACCCGGTGCAGGTTCCCGTCGTTTGGTGCCGTCCAGGTCATGCCGGAGAGGTTGCCGGTCCCGTTGACCAGCGCGACCCCGGTGAGCCCGGTCGTGGCCACCTGGGACAGGCCAGTGTGCACGTGCCCGGCGTCCGCCGCTAGCCCGGTCGACCCGGCCGCCACGGCGATGCCGGTGGCCTGGATGTTGCTGCCGGTGGTGTTGAGCTGGCCGATCTTGACCCAGGTGCCGGGTGTTCCTGCCCCCGTGCAGACCAGGATGTTCCCGGCCTGAGTGATCACGTAGTCGCCCACGGCGAACGTGCCCGAAGCGGGGGCAGCGGAGGCGGTGGAACCCACGTACCGGCTGGCGGACGTGGCCCCCGTCAGGCCGGCGGGGGCGAACATGGGCGGCTGCGGGTGCACATGCCCGGAGTCGGCCCACTTGCCATTGGAGCCCGCCGCAGCGGTGCCGGGGCTGGCCTGGATGTCGCCAGTTGTGGTGTCGGCCTTGGGGCCGATCTGCGCCCACGTCCCCGGCGTCCCCGCCACGGTGCACACCCAGGCCGTGCCGGTCTGGTCGATCGTGAAGTCGCCGACCGCGAACGTGCCCGCTGCGGGAGCGCCGCTGGCCACCGCGCCCACGTACCTGCTCGCCGCGACCGCGCCCGTGAGCCCGGAGGGTGCCAGGTCTGACATGCCAGTGACGGCGTTGCCGCCCATCGCGATGGGACCGGACATGGTGCCGCCGGCAGCGGGCAGTGCGCCGAGGGCGCTCAGCAGCCCCGTGCTGCCCAGCGCCTGCCCGTCGATCTGCGAGACCGTGGGGCTCGGGTAACTGCCGGACAGGTCACCTCCAGCCGTCCCGGTCGGTGCCCCGGAGGGCGGCGCGGTGACCACGCCGTCTTCCCTCACGAACGCGTTGACGGGCGTGGCCGGCTGGCCCCCGCCGGTCGCCCCGGCACCTTCGCTGATCTTCGGCATGCCCGTGTCCTCCTATGCGCCTGCTGGCTCGCTCATGCGATTCGCCCCCACGCCCGCTGCACCGAGTCCGGGCCTCCGCCACCGAGGACCCGGCTATTTCTGCGCAGCCACTGGACCATGAACTGGTCCAGCTCCCCCGAGCCGCCTTCGATGCGGATCGTGAGCTGGCCGCCACCCGCTCCGGCCCCGTAGCCGCGCATCCCGCCGGGCCCGATCCCCGCCGCTCCCGCCATCCGGCTGGCCGCGGCCGACACCACCCCCAGGTCGGTGACCATGCCCCCGGCGAGCATCTGCGCGATCCGGCGCCCAGCCAGGTCCGGTGACCCCGACCCGGACAGCGGGCCTTTCCTGGCCGGGGAATGCGGGATGTGGTCCAGGATTTCGCCGCCGATTGAACTGATTGCGTGGGTCACGTCCCCGATGGCCGACATGATCCCGCTGGCCAGCATGGAGATGATGTGCGCGCCGAAGGAGAACAGTTCCCCTGGCAGCGAGGCGATGGCGCCCATGATCCGCCCCGGCAGGGTCTCGAAAAAGTGCACGACGTCGTCGACCAGCCGGGACGTCAGCGAGCGGAACTCCTGCCAGTGGGTGGCGATGAAGACGATCAGTCCGCCGACCGGGCCGAGAAGCATCGTGGCGAGGATCGTGGCGAGGATCTGCCAGTGGTCGCGGATGAAGCCGACCAGTTCATCGATCCCCTGCATCATCGGGTGGATCAGCTCGGAGTCCAGGAAATGCCAGGCGTCCAGGGCAACTTTCTTGATCACGCCCCAGACCTCTTTCCAGTGCGTCGCCAGCAGCACGATCCCGGCGATGAGCAGCGCGATCCCGGCGATGATCCCGAGGGTGGCGAGGTTCTCGGCGACGAACGCGGCGGTGGCAGAGGCGGCCATGGCCACGTTCTCCGCGATGAACGACGCTGCGGCCACGGCGTGTTCAGCGATCCACTCCCCCGTGGCCACCGCCGCTGCGGCCATCTGCTTGACGACCGTGGCCGCGAAGGATGCCACAGCGCTGGCCGCCCCGGCCATGGCGGACCCGAGCCCGGACAGAGCCGCGCCGAGGCCGCCCTGTGCCGCAGCCTCCTCCTCTGTCGCCGCAGCCGCGCCCTCCTCGGCCGCGCCGAGCCCGAAAAGCTTGGTGATCACCTTCTCGATGCCGTTGGCGGTGAACTCCAGGCCGTCCTTCATGTCCTTCAGCGCGCCGGCCATTTTGGCCCCGAGGGCACCAGCAAGAACCCCGCCGACGACGGTCGCGAAGATGATCGCCTCGGTCTTGTTCTTCGCGATGGTCTCCAGGAGGCTGGTCAGCGGCTTGAGGAGCCTGGTCACCGTGGGCAGCAGCGCCAGGCCGAGCGCGTCACCCATAGCCTCGACGGCCTTGACCGCGGACCCGATCTGGAAGTTGGCTTCCCCCTGGATCTCCGACCAGCCCTTGACGTTGGACCCGGCACCCTTCGCGGAGTCGCCGATGGCCTTCACGTTGTCCGCGAACGTCTTGGCGTGGGACCCGGTCAGCATCAGGGCCACGTTCAGCCCGGTCGCCCCGCCGGTCATCGCCGCCATGGCCCCGGCGTAGGTCTGCTTCAGCCCGGTCGCGCTCGTGGAGGCGTTCTCGAACAGGCTGATGAGCTTGGCCTGCTGCGGGTTCAGGTTGTAGACCGCGTTGCGCAGTTCCTTGGTGCTGATCGACCCGGCGAGGATCTGCCGGGCCAGTCCCTGCGCGGCCGGGGTCATCTCGTGCATGTAGCCGAGCAGCACGTTGCCGCCGCGGGTGTTCTTCAGCACCGCGTCCGACAGTTCGGCCAGCGTCCCGGTCAGGCCCTGCTTGCCGAGGTTCTTCGCCACGTCCAGGGCGTTGACGCCCATGGCCCGCATCTCCTGCGACGCCGGGCCCATGGGGTGCAGCAGGGAGCGGATGGAGAACGCGAGATCCTGGGTGGCCTGCCGGGCGGACATTCCCATCCCGGTCATCGTCGCGACCGCCCCGCCGACCTGCTGAAACGAGATGTGCGCGGCGGAAGCGATGGGCAGGACCGCGGACAGGCTGCTGGCGAGATCCTGCATGGTCATCTTGCCCGCGCCGACCGCGGCCACCATCATGTCCGTGAACGACGTGGCCTGGCTGGCCTTCATCCCGTAGGCGTTCAGGCCGGAGGTGACGGCGTTGGCCACGTCGGCGAGGTTCGCGCCTTCGGCTTGGGCGCCCTGCGCGGCGGCCTTCAGCACGGTCAGCCCGGCCGCGCCGTGAAACCCGGCGGATTCCACCATGTACATGCCGGAGGCGAGCTGCGAGGTGGAGGTGTTCGTGGACGAGGACAGGGACAGGATGCCGCGCTGGACCATCCCGAGGTTCTTGGCCGACTCACCAGCGGACGTGACAAGCTTGGTGGTCTGCTGCTGGAAGTCCGCGGCGCCCTTGACGGCCAGGCCGAGGCCGACCGCGACGCCGAGGGCGGCCATCTTCATCTTCCCGCCCGCGCCGGCGAACATCCCGGCCGAGGCGTCGCTCTTGACGCCTGCGTCTTCCTGCGCATCCCCGGCGACTTTCGCGCTGTCCGATGCCGCGAGTTCCGCCTCGCCGAGCCTGGCCTGCGCGTCGAGAGCGGCGAGGGTGGCCGTGGTCGAGCGGTCCAGCGCAGCGGAGTAGGCGTCCTGCGCTGCGGCCAATTCGTCAGCGGACGCGGAGGAGTCACCCTGGACCTCGGCCAGCCGTCCCGAGGCTTCGGCCAGTTCGGCCTGCGCGTCGGCCTCCCGCTCCATCGCCGCGGCGGACTCGTCAGCGGCCGCGGAGACCTTCTCCGCCATGGCGTCGGCGTCCCCGGCGACCTCATCGAACCCGGCCGACGCCGCGTTGTCGGCGGTAACGAGGATCTTCACCACGTTCTCCCCGCTCACCTACTCCTCACCTCCCTCCGTCCCCTCGGCCATCGCCAGCACCTGCAGCCTTCGCAGCCACGCCGCGTCCGCGTCCTGCGCCCGGTCACCCGGGATCCCGAACACCTTCCACAGCGCCCGGTAAACCTTCGCCTCGGTCAGGGCGAAAGGCTCCTGGACGCATTCGCCAGTCCCGGTGGCGGCGCCCCCGGCGAGGTCCCGCCACCGTTCGATCCGTTCAGCGAGGTAGGGTCCACGCCACCGACCGCCGCGCCCCAGCGTTCGAAGATGGCCATGGACAGTTCCGGGTCCAGGGCCTTGAGGTGCTCATAGTCGGCCGGGACCGGCTGGCCGTCCTGCGTGATGTTCCACGAGACCAGCCGGCCGGCGAACCGCTGCAGCATCCTCTTGGTGTCGGACGCCCTGGGCATGGGGGCTTTCTCGTCCAGCCCTTCGGCCATCGCCATGATCTCCAGGAAGTCCTCGGTGCTGGTGCCCTTGGCGGTGACCTCCAGCCCCTCGTACGGGGTGCCCTCGCCCCAGGTGATCTCGTAGACCTTCGGCTTGGGCTCGAATCCGCCGCTCACGCCGCCCCTTCCCGAATCGGACAAACGGTCATGAATTGGTCCAAGTAGGCGTATTTCCGTCTCCGAGCATGATCTCTGAGCTCCACGTGAGCTCCCCGGTGGCGGAGCGGGCCACGTCGTAACTGCTGATGTAGCCGTTGAACCCCAGGTACGGCTTGGTGCTCGCGGTTGGCGTGACCTGCACTGATCGCAGCACGGACGTGGAGGACATGGTGGAGATCACCATGTTGGACATGTTCGCCGCGTTGTTGAACACGCCCTTCAGCGAGCAGGACGCGTCGGCCAGCAGCAGCAGCCGCTGGTGGGCGTAGACATCCACGCCCGTGACGTCCTGCGCCGCTCGCGGCGTGCTCAGGCCGAACTCGGTCACGTCGTCGCTGATGGTCTGGTTGGTGTCGGTGTCGTCCGCTAGGACGATTGCGGCACCGAGGCCCGATGTCTTAGACGTGGGAATCAAATCCTCTCTTGATCTGCTCGGATAGCCGGTCGACGTGCTCGTCTAGGTCGTCAAGCCAGCCGGACATGTCTGCGTGCTCGCGGACACCCCGCACCAGCCAGCGGGCCGGGCGGGTCCGGTGTTCGTCAAAGCAGCGCTGGTGCGGCTCGAAGCGGAATACGCTGACGGGCACCAGGGGGTCGGTGGCTGCGTCAATCTCGCCCGGGAGCACCACCCCGGCGGACAGCGCCTCGGCGACCGTCGTGCGAAGCTCGCGGAACGTGCGCCGCGATGCCCCGCTGCGGAAGTAGGCTGCCCGGTCACGGCCGAGCGGTGCGCGCTCGTTCGCGAACACGTCCCAGCCGTAGAGCCACTTCTCACAGCGGATCTGCTCGCAGACGACTTTGACCGTCGTGTCTTTCGGCATGCGGATGAGGTAGTCCCGGGTCCGCCGCTGGCGCAGGGGAAGCATCGCCGTCACCCCTGGAACTCGGTCAGGGCGCCGTTGCGGTTGACCGCCACCGCGAACGTCGCCAGGGAGAACGTCCCGTTGGTGGCGACTCTCAGGTACTGCTGCACCACCTGAGACACCCACCCCGCCCCGGCCGAGGTGGAGTTGATCGCCGAGCCGCCGGAGGTGAGCGCGAGCTCGAACGTGCTGCCCGACGTGTTCACGACGTAGTAGGCCGTCGCCGCGGTGAAACCGCCGGGCAGCACCTGGGGTGAGGGCGGCGCCGACAGGGACACGATCGTGCCGTTGGCGACGGAGCCGCCCTGGGAGAGGGTGAACACGCACGGCGAGGCGTCGGTGGCCGTGAACGGGCCGGAGAGGGTCGCTATCCGCTGCGTGGCCGGCGCCGCCGTGACCGCGGTGAACGTCAGCAGCGCGGTCCACGTGGTGTTGTCCGGAGCGTGCTGGACGATGATGTTGGCCGACGTCCCGGTGAACGCGGTGCACTGCAGGTACGCCTGAGCGCCGTACAGGCTCGCCGCGCCGTTGTTCAGGCTGGAGCCCTGCGCGCCTCCGGTGTCGGTCCGCAGGCCGGGGGTCATCTGCAGGCCCCATTCCAGGCCGTAGCCCTGGCCCTGGCCCTCGACCTTCATCGTCAGCCCGGCATCAGAGGCGCGCTGCGGCGGGTAGTCGATTTCCTTGGCGTTCAGGTTCGCGACCGGGGAGCCGATCACCAGCGGCGGCACCAGGAACGTCATCAGCACGTCGGCGGTGGGCAGCGCGCTCAGCACCGGGTGGGCGTTCGCGGCGTCGAAGAAGCTCGTGAAGCTCATGGAGCCGTCGCGCAGGACCGGCAGCCGCGAGTGCGCGAACTGGGTGATGTCGGTGTCGTCGTTGAGCGCCTGCTCGGCGTGAATGGAGTCCAGCGCGTTTATGTCGCCCGAAATATCGTAGCCGCCGACGAAAAAGCGTGCGCCGAGGCCGTTCTGCTTTGCCAAGTCAGGCCACCTTTCCTATGAGTCGGCTATTGCTTTTCATGGGCTCAGCGGCCAGAGGTCGTCAATGACAATAAGCAAGGTAATTTGCTCGACGCGGAATTGCTTGCCCTCCTGCTCGACGTAGACGGGGTCGGCGCGCATCTTCAGGCAGTCGATGTTCCGCACCGTCTCGCCGAGCGTAAAGTTGCCGGCGTACTCGTTGAGCAGCGTGGATACCGCCGTCAGCACGGCCGGGTCCACGCCATCGAGCGGCTTCTGCATCATCGGGTTCCAGATCCATACCAGGAACGTGATGGTTCCCGAGACCGAGGTCTGGCCGGATATCGTGCCGTCGCCCGCGATAGGCCCGAGGTGAATGGAGCAGGAAAGCCCTTCTCCCGGCGCATTTTCGGGCTCGTGCAAGTTCACCCGGCGGAAAATGTTCAGCGACAAGGCGTGCGATTGCAGCGCGGCAAATAGCGCGTTGACATTGTCCCCGTCGAAGAAGCTGCTGCTCACGCGGCATCACGTGCCTTGAGCCGGGCGAACTCGGCCGCGCGCAGGAACAGCACCCGGGCACCGGACTGCTTGCGGATGTCCCCGGCGAACCCGAACAGGAAGTCCATCTCCTGGTCGGGCGTGTCCTCGCCCACCCGGACGGCCAGTACCTCGCCGGGCTCGACCACCGTGACGCACTGGCGGATCGCGGCCAGAAGGACGGTGTGCGGGATGGACGCCATCACTCACCGCCCATGCGCTCGATAAAACGCGCGAGTTCGGCCTGCGCCCAGGGCGTGACCTGCCTGCGCATCCGGGCACGGGTCCGGCGGAACGTGTGGTAGCCGGCGAACTGCGTGCTCTTGTTGCGCTTGCTGGTGCCCTCCAGCCACGGCCAGGCGTAGTTGCCCTCGCTGATGCCCCCGCTGATCAGCCAGTTATCGCCGCTCCCGGACAGTTTCACCCCGCCCGCTGCGGCACCGGTCCCGCCCCGGCCGGACTTGTCCATCCGCTGGGTGTCGAGCTTGATCCAGTCCCGGGCTATCTCCGCGATCTCCGAGGACAGGGCGCGGGTGAACTCGGCTGCGGCGGCGGCGGCCTCGCCGGTAAACATCGGGCCCGTCAGGGTGACCTTGGTGGTTGGCATCACATCCCCCTCGGGCGCTGGAGTTTGCGCGAGGCCGGGCGCGGCGACGCTTCGGTGACTCCCACGACGGGAGAGGCGGCGTCCGGCGGGACCGCGCGCGCCCCGCCGGGTGGCGGGTCAGCCTGAGACTGGTCTGCGTCCAAACCCGCTTCGGCCGGGTTGCTGCAGGCTCCGGCACTTGCCTGCGCGTCGGCCACCACCGAGACGTGCTTCTTGATGTCGGCGCAGTGCGCCGCGAACAGGCGCTTCATGGCCTCGTGCCGATGCTCGGCATCCTCGGCGATGCGCTTCTCCGCCTCGGCCAGCCGCTCGCTGACGCTGGCGTGGACCCGCTTGTGAACGTGGGCAGCGGTCAGCAAGGCGAAGACCGCGCCGAACAGAGGAATGGCCAGGAGCATCACCACGACGGCGACGACCCGGCCTGCGCCGTTGTGCGGCGTCACATCGCCGTAGCCAACGGTTGTCCCGGTCTCGACAGCCCAGTAGAAGCCGTCGCCGAAGGGGAGGTGCTCGATGGCGGAGAACAGCCATGCCCCGCCGGCGATGACGGCAACGGCGGCGGCGAGGAAGGCAAGAGCGCGCTTCATGCCGTGCCGCCGAGGTCGTGGGCGCTGCCCGTGGCGGCCAGCTTCTGGCGTGCGCCGATGTGGTGCCTGCCGCACCAGGACGAACCATCGACCTGATGCCGGCCGGGCCTCCAGCAGTGCTGAACGTGGCACGTTCGGTGCCAGTACCACCCGGCCATCGCCGTGAAGATCAGGACGTCCGGCAGTGCTCCGCCAAATCCCGACCACAGACCGTAGTAGCCGCCGGCCTCATCGCGGCTGCCCGCGAGCACGAAGAACTCGTCGCGGACGTGGGACCAGTACTCCAGCAGCAGGCAGACCACTACTCCAGCGGCGAGGAAGGCGAGCAGGCCAAGGGTGCGCTTCATACCAGCGAGCCCCCCCAGCACAGAGCGGCAGCGACCAGCAGTACCCCGTAGGTCTGGACGACCGCGAGCGCCCCTTTCTCTGGCCGGAGCCACGCGATGGCCCCCGCGACGCCAGCGACCAGGGCCAGGGATGCCAGGAACGCCCCGGCGCCCCCGCTGACGCCGTACGGGATGGCGGGGATCACGCAGGCGGCGAACGCGGCGACCCCGTTGGCGAGGGCTGGCCGGAAGCCTGAGCCCGAGTCCGACAGCCACGCCCCGGCGGTCATGCCCACCAGTTCGGCCAGCCCGGCACCGAGGGCAGCGTGCACGACGGCGTGGCGCTGGCCGGTCAGGCTGACGACCAGGCCCAGCGCGATGACCACGCCATCGGCCAGACCAAAGGTGGCCTGCGAGGACACGGAGAGGCTCATGCCGGCACCAGTTCCCCGTTGCGGACGAAGCCGTGCCAGCCTGCTGGCGCATTGTGGAAGATCGACGGGCTCGCCGTGATGTCCGGCGGTGTGCCGGTGACCGTCCAGTAGCCGCCGTCTGTGGCTTTGCTGCTGGTGATCCACTCCCCGCCATCGGGCAGCGAGATCAGCCACGACTCGATGCCCTGCGGGTGGCGGGAGTATTCGTCGTACCAGTCCGCGCGGACCATCGTCCCCGGCGGCACGGTCCGGCCGAACGAGCCCCACCAGGTGAACTCGGTTCCATCCGGCAGGCGCAAGATGCGGCAGTCATTGCGCTGCCAGCGATCCTCGGCGACGAACCGGTAGCCGCAGTCACAGGCATGCGGCCAGCGCGGGTCGTCATGCGGCCAGTTGTCGCCGGTCGCGTCGGCCGCCTCCGAGACCTCCCCGATCTGGGCGATCGCGTCGTGGTAGCCGTGCGCCGGGCAGTCGTTGCTGTCCCCTCGCCGGTAGCGGCGCAGTTGCCGCACCCAGCGGCCGGCCTGGATCTCGGCGATACGCAGCGGGATTCCGGTCACGGCGCGCCCCCGCAGGTGACCGCTCCGGCGTCCCCGGTGACCGAGTCGGAGCGGTGCATCTCCCACGCCGGAACCCCGCAGCAGGGCATCTCGCCGCTCTCATCGACCGGGGCCAGGTGGGTGACGATGAGGTGCCGGGCGGCGATCCGGGGCGTGCCGTCGCCTTCCGGCTCGTCCTCGGACTTCCGGCCGCGCTCCAGCGTCAGCGCGACCCGCTGGCCGTCGAATCCGGCGGGTGCGTCGGGGTCATCGAACAGCCACCAGTGCGTTCCGGCCGACCCTGGTTCGCCGCGCTCCACCAGCGAGCACCCAGGCGGCCACTGCAGGCCGCCGGGCACGCTCAGCAGCGGGTCGGGGATGAGGATGCGGTAGCGGGCCATCAGACCGCCCTCGATCGCGCCTGGCGCCCGTACTCGGTCCGGCACTCCTGCCACAGGTCCGCCAGCGCCATCCCGCTCGCTGGCCTCGCCGCGTCCCCGGAGCCGACCATGCGCGAGTAGCCCGCCGTCTCCTGCAAGATCGTGTTCACGGACTCGCCGATGGCGAGGTCGCGGATCAGCTGCGGCACCCGGTGCCGGTAAACCGCTGTGCCGTCCGTCCACGTGGTGGCCGTGGTGCCGAGGAAACCGCGCTGGACCGTCAGCGAGCGGTAGGCGTAGATCTCGGCGCCGGACTGGTGGGCCTGCAGGACCGTCCCGTTCCACGCCCGCTCCACCGTGGCCACCGAGTTGACGACCATCTGGACGAGCATCTGCTCGGAGTCCAGCAGCAGCACCTCGCCCTGGTTCGGCGGGCTGCCGTCACCCGTCCACTGCAGCAGGTTGTCCGCGGTGGAGACCGTCGTGCACCCCTCGCCCGCCTGGGCCATGCCCGTGTCCGCCACTGACCGGTCGCTCACCAGCACCCGCTCGCCGATGTAAGGCTGGACGAGTCCCGCGTGGCCGAGGGTGTCCTCGGGGTAGGGTGCTTCTCCCCGGCCGTATCCGATGATGAGCAGGTCGCCTACGCCCATCAGGGCGGCGTTGGTGACCGTGATGGCCGCCTGGGTTGTGGAGGTGACCGCGGCGGCGAGGTTCCCCGCCGGGTCCGCGTCGGCGGTGAAGCCCCAGGTGGCCTGCGCCTCGATGGCGTTCTGCGGGGTCTGCGAGTTCCCGCCGAAAGTGCTGCTGGTGCTGCGGTCAAGCTCGATCTTGGTCCACGGGAAGCCCGGCCGCTTGTTCGCGGGCCTCAGGAAGCACGTGTTCAGCGGGATGGCGACCCCGCCGCTGCTGAAGTTCGTCAGGCACAGGACGTCATTGCGGTCCAGGAACAGTTCCCACGGCTGGGCATAGGAGTAGTTCGGAAAATCGAACCACTTCACGCCGTCCCACGGGTAGAACAGCCTGTGCAGGTGCCCCTCGATGTTGCGGGAGATCGACTGGATGGCGCGGTCGGTCTTGTACTGCACTTCGGTCGTTATGCCGTCCTTGAAGTCAATCGCCCGTTGTGCGTCCTCGCGGGAACAATATGCCGGTTCGTAGACGGTCATGTGCGCCGCCTCCGCCTCAGGTACGCAGCCCCCTGGCTGCTGCCAAGGCTCGCGGCGAAGTAGCCGAGCCATAGCGCCCATCCGGGCCAGTGCTGGTGATGGCACAGCAGCCACCAGCCAGCGGCGAGAGTGCAGCCGACAGCAACCTGCAGCCACGGGTAGCGCCACTGCCGGGGCGGCGACTTGTGCACCCACATGGGCGGCTGCGGCGGCCACGTGCTCATGACCAGCTCACCGCCCAGCACTCCTCAACAACCGCACCCGGGAAGCCCTCCGGGCTGTACGGCTCACCCCATGACCACCAGGTGCCGTCCGGGGCGGCTGTGACGGCGTGCGGGCCTTCGGGGAGGTCCAGCCGTAGGATCAGGCCATGGACGCCGAGGAGGTCGCCGAACTCGACATCAGGCTGACGGTGCTCGGCAGGTGCGAGTGCGGCGAGGTGCGGGACGTCCGCGAGATCCCAATCGAGGGCGGCACTTATCTCGAGCCGTTCTGCCCCGGATGCGGACTGGTCCCCGACTTCAACGGCCCGCTGCCCCCACTGCCCGGCTAGCCCGAAGCCGACTGGACGAGCGCCACTTAGCCCGTACTCATGCGCCGCTTCCAGCGTCGCCAGGACCGACGCTCCCTCGTCCGGATCCGCTGCGGTCCGCCAGTACAGCCCCAGCACGTCCTCGTCATGCACGCGCACGCCCAGCGCCAGCCACAGCGAGGCGGCGGCGGCCTGTGCCGCGCAGCACGCCACGTCACCAGGGGCCAGTGCCAGCCCCGCCTTCTTGTGCTTGCTCTTGTCAGCCAGTTCGTGCTTGAGGCTCGCGACCGTCTTCCCGATCGCGCTGGCCCGCGCGAGGTCGTGCTTGCGGGTGACAGCGCTGTGGGCTGTGGCCGCGTCGTGCTTGAGCGTGTTCTCCCGGCCGGTGTCGACGGCGATCTCTTTCCGCAACTGCTTGACCGTGGGCGACTTCTTCGCCTTGCCGACCGCCTTCTTCTTCGCCATGGCCGCGCCTACGTAGCCGTGTTCAGGACGACCAGGGGCGACACCGTCTGGCCCTGCTCGGTGGTCACCGGGGCCTGCAGCCAGTAGCGGCCATCGATCCGGTGCCGCACCCGCACGTTGCTCGTGTCCGAGCCGAACCCCGGGCCCTTCGCCGACACCTCGACCGTCATCATGCCGCGGTCACCGATCAGGTAAAGGGACAAATCTCCCAATATGACATCGCCGGTAGAGCCGAGCGCGGGCTGATGGTCGGTCGGGAAAGCGGGGATGCCGAGCAGCCGCCAGCAGTTCAGCGTCTCGGAGAACGTGAGCCACTCCGGCGGGGGCACCAGGCCGCTCGTGGCCGAGTTGACGTTCAGGTACATGTCCAGCAGCTGCGAGAACACGGTGTCGGACAGCAGCCACACAGCGTTGCCGCGCTCGGCCTGCGGGTGGAGAGCCTTGATCATGGCCACCAGGTCACCCATGACGACCGCATTCGAGGTGGTGCGGTCCTGCTGCACCGCGCCCGGGGCGTAGATCAGGCCCTGGGGCTCGCCCACACCCGACCCGTTGACCCAGAGATCCTCTTCGTACCAGCTCAGCCCTTCGCCGATGATGCGCGGCAGGAACACGTCCGTGAACGGCGTGGCGTCGGCGAGCAGCTCGTTCGGCACGGAGGCCAGGTATCCCGCCACCTTCCGCGCCTCGAGGGCTTCCACCCCGAAAGCCGGCGCCGAGGCGGGGATCGGGGTGCCCTCTTCGACCAGGCTGAAGGTCATGCCCCCCAGCGCCTGGGCGCCGTTGGCCTGCGACAGGTTGTCCAGCAGCGGGATCGGCACCCGGAGCGAGTCCATGGGCACATACGTGGCCCGCGGCCTGATGAGCGCGCCGGTCATGTAGCTGAGGACTTCGATGCGCAGGCGCTCCGGGACCAGGAAGCCACCCTCCGACGGGATGCGCTCAGTCAGCCCGGCGTTCTGCAGCCTGGTCATCAGCTTCGCGATGGTCTGGCGGGCGGAGTTGTCATGGCGGTCCATCACGGCCCGCATGAACTCGCCCCATGAGGCTGCCCATGGCTCGCCGTCGAGCGCCAGCCCAGGGCGGCACCGGACCGAGCGCGGCATCTCCTCAGCGGTCTCCAGTGCCGCGAGACCCGCGCTCACCCGGTCCTGCCCATTTTGACGCCGTGCCGCGGGCTCACTACATCCCTGGGCGCGCGCCATCCGCAGAATTTGCAGAACTTGATCACCGAAGCCCCGGCGTCAGTGCTGGGCCCGGTGGTCAGCGGCTCACCGTCGATCGGGCAGGCCAGCCCCCCGTTGGCCTGCACCTCGTTGGCCCACCAGTCGAACTCCATGTTCTGGTCGGCGAGGATGCCGGCCAGGCCGTAGTAGGCACCCGTTGCGGGCAGGCCGGTCATGACGTGACCTCCATCCGGTGCTCAGCCAGCCGCTGCATCGGGCACCCGCAACTGGGGCAGGTGACCTCGGCCTTCCAGGCGCCCCCGATTGCGAGAGTCGCCCGGCACGGCGTGCAGGTGTAGCTGTGCCAGACCTCCGGCATCCCGCCGGGCGTCATGACGTGGCCTTCCGCCTCGGCGGGACGGCTGACGCGGACTTCGCCGGGGGCGGCGGCACTGGCGGCGGGGTGCCTGCCTTCTGCTCGGCGACCGTGACCGTGTCCTCCGGTGCGACCCCGGCGGCCTTCTGGTCGGCCACGGTCACGACGGCAGGCGCTTCCTGCGCCCCGGCTACGGGGACCGCCGGCGGCAATGCGCTGTCCGGCAGGATCGCCGAGGCATGCACGGACGTGACGCCGGCGACCGACACTGCGCTGAACCGGTCGATCTTCATCTCGTCGCCCTCCTCCGTAGCCGGCGGTACCGCCTCGTCCTCATGCAGCGTCGCCCGGCAGGCCGGGCAGCAGGGGGCGCCAGCGGTGTACAGGCAGCCGCACAGCAGGCACCGCCACCGCACAGCGCCTCCTCTCAGCAGCCGACAGCGATCTGCTTGGCGATCGTGGACGTGGCCACGGTGATCTCCAGGTACCAGGCTGCGGGCAGCCGGACCCTGATCACCTCGCCGTTGACCCCGACCGCCGCGTTCACCAGCGTGTTGGCCGGGGTGCTGGTCGGCCCGATGGCGATCGTGACCGTGCCGCCCCCGGTGCCGATCGTGAAGTACACCTCGTAGTCCCTGGTGAGGTCACTGAGCTGCGACGCGGCGCCGCTGGAGAACCCCGGCGAGGAGATGACCGGCGCCGAGTTTGCGGTATTCGACCCGGCGTTCAGGCTGAACACGCCACCGGCCGTGGATGGCGTGGTGTACACGCCGTCCTTGCGCTGGAACGCCGTGGTCTGGTCCACCGTCTCGCCCGCGCCGCCGGTCGCCCCGGTCTGCTTGGCGATCTTCAGGTCAGTCATGGCCCCGGCCTCACGAACTCGAGCCGGAGAGCTGGCGCAGGTTCGGCGGGGTCCGCTGCACCAGCAGGTCGTGCAGGATCGCCATCACCAGGCCGGAAGCCGCGACGGTCACCTCCACGTACTCCGCAGCGGCCGGGAGGTCGCTGGCGTCCACGTAGAACGACGCCGCACCCGAGGCGATGGAGACGTTGTCGGCCGCCGCCTGGTTGGCCGCGACCCACTCGGCGGCACCTGCCGTGCTCGTGTTCGTGTAGTAGTTGGTGATCGTCGCCAGCGTCGAAGGTGAGCCGTTGTAAGTGGCCGCACTCTTCAAGGTGAAAACGTCATCTCCGGTCACCACGAACGTAATTCCGGCACAGTCCTTCATGCTGATCAGCGTGCCGGCCGCGATAGGGACCACGTTCACCACGCGGCCCAAGCCCTCCATCATTGGCGGTTGCCTCCTTTAAGGCTTGTGCTTGACTCCGGGGTCAGGCCGGGGTGTTGAGCAGGACGACGGGGCTGAGGGTGCTGGCACTTCCGTTTTGCGGAGTCAGGGCCGTCTGCTGCCAGATCCGCCCGTCCAGGCGCTCTATGACTCGGTAGGCCACCAGGTCCGATGCGAACAGGTATTCCTCGCTTGTGGCGATTTGCATGGACTGGCGGTCGCC